GGCGGGCATCTTCGGTAATAACAGCATATTGTGTGTCTGAAAACAGAACTTTCACCTGATGTTTCTTGGTGAGTTCTGTTTCTTTTTTTGGTCTTGCCATAAAAAGTCCTCCATTCAAGTGATGCCGTGCATCACGGTGCGACCATTTTCAATGGAAGCCGGACACACAAAAGGGTGTTATATGACGAGGGTATGGGGCGCGTAATCCCCATCAAGTTGCCCGTCCGGAGAAATGAGAAAACACAGTTTTTGAGTTTTGAGGGACTGAGGGCGAAACTTGCTCTCCGAAAGAGAGAAAAATAATCCCTCTACTTTTAAGCCATTATTTACGGGGAATGGCTACCGGATTTTCGTGAAAATCCGTTTCTGCAAAATCTTGTTTTGCGGAAATAACGGAAAAGGAGAGGGATAAGGTAATGGGATAGCAGGCGTAGCCGAATAGCTCATTACCGAAAGACCGTAGATACGGCAAGCGAAGCAAGAATAAAAAATTTGAAAAATATTTGATGACTACCTTGCAAAAGTGCCTTTCAAACGTGGGTTGGGTAAGACCTGATCCATTGGAGAATGAATTACGGATATTGCCACGGTATGAGAAAAAATAAAAATATTTTTCGTACCTACCTTGAATTTTCGCTCTCCACGATGGGTTAGGTGAAACCTAATCAAAGTGGAGGAACCCAAATGGACAAAAACAAGTTGCCGCTAAATGTTACATCAGAGGAATTGAAAGCTATGAGCGAAGTGGATATTCGCACGGTTGACCGCAGTACACTTGTAGATGCGGAAAGTGTAAATATCAATACCGAGCTTTCCACCGAGGAACGCATTGCCGATTACATCAAGCAAATCAAAAATCCCTATTGCTATCTCTACAAGGGAATGGTGGTAAAGATCAGTTTTTCCGGCAAACGCAAGTTGGAGGATTGCATGAAGGACAGCTTATTTTCAAACAACTGAATACGAAAAATGTGAACATTCTGAATCTTTTAGAGGAATCATATTGACGAAAAACCAAGAAAATAGTATAATGTATGTGGGTCAAAATAATAAGCAATTTTAGAAGCCACAGGCTTTTCTTGGTTGAAAAATCAAGGGAGGTCTGTGGCTTTATGCGTTTACAGAGAAAATCAAATTATACTGCCGCTATCTATCTCCGTATTTCCAGAGATGACGGAGATAAGGTGGAGAGCGACAGTATTCAAAATCAAAGAGACTTGATTCGGGAGTATTTGAAAAAACATCCCGAAATCACAAAGGCAACCGAGTTCGTGGACGATGGGTACTCAGGTACAAATTTTGAAAGACCTTCGTTCATTCGGATGATGTCAGAAATCGAAAAAAGAAGAATTGATTGCGTGGTCGTAAAAGACCTATCCCGTTTCGGGAGAAACTACATTGAAACAGGAAAATACCTGGAGCGTATTTTCCCGATGTATGAGGTTCGCTTCCTTTCGGTCAATGACAATTATGACAGTATGGATGATAAGAACGATGCCGAGCAAATCGTTATTCCGTTCAAAAATCTGATTAACGATGCTTACTGTCGGGATATATCTCTCAAAATCCGAAGCCAGCTTGATGTGAAACGGAGGAACGGACAGTTTATCGGGAGCTTTGCCGGTTACGGATACAAGAAGCATCCGAACAATAAGAACAAACTTGTCATTGACGAATATGCGGCAGGGATCGTCAGAACCATATTCAATATGAAATTGGAGGGATACAGCGCAGGCAAGATTGCCGATTGGCTGAACGCTACGGAAGTACAAACACCGTTTGAATATAAAAGAGCCTGTGGGTTCAATTACAATAGCGGTTATCGTATCAGCCAGAACCCCGTATGGAACGCAAGCTCTGTTACAAGGATTTTGACAAACGAGTGTTACACGGGAATGATGGTGCAAGGCATCAATCGCAAAATCAATTATAAGGTAAAAGAAAGCAGACCTGTGGATGCAGGAGAATGGATCAAGGTAGCCGATACCCACGATGCTATCATTCCGAGAAATATCTTTGACAGCGTACAAGAGCTTTTGCGATTGGACACAAGAACGGCACCGGGCGAAGATATGGTCAACGTATTTTCGGGACTTGTCCGTTGCGGTGATTGTGAACAGAACATGGTCAAACGCAGTACCACCAAAAAGGGCAAAAAGTATTATTACTACCATTGCACCACCTACAAGAATACCGGCGATTGCTCCGCACATCTTATCAGCGTAGACAAGTTATATGAGGTAGTGTTGGCGCAGGTACAGTTTCAAATCAAGAAACTGATCCAAGCGGATAATCTACTGAAAGAGGTAGATGCTCTGCCTAACGGCAATTTCAAATTGCAGGCATTACAAGAGCAGTCTATATCACTTGAAAAGGAAATTGCACGTTACACGGAACTGAAAGTAAAGCTCTATACGGATATGTCGGATAAGCTCATAAGCAAAGATGAGTATGAGGAATTGAACAAGCGGTTTTCTCAAAAAATCGAAGCGGCACGGAGAGCGCAGGCAGAGATCGAACAGCAGAAAGGAAAACTGAACCTTTCCTATATTCATAAGCAAGGTTGGGTGGATGAGTTTAAGCAGTACGGCAATATTGAAACACTTGACCGCAAAACGGCGATTGCGCTGATTGAAAAAATCATTGTGTACGATAAGGACACCATTGAGATATGTTTCCGTTATCGTGATGAAATGGAACTGCTGATTTCCGCAGCCGAGGAATATGCAAAACAGATGGTAGGAGGATATGCGGTATGAGATGCGTTAGTTATACAAGAGCTGTTTCGGGTTGCTGGGCAATCGAGCCGGAGAAAAATGCTGTTCAGCTTCAGAACGCCGCTATCCGAGAGTTTGCGAAAAAGCAAGGTTGGAAGATTGGTGAAAAGTATTCTGATAACAAAAAAGGCGAAAATGCAGAAGCGGCATTTCTGCAAATGAAAGAGGACGGTATCAACCGCAAATTTGATTGTGTTGTGGTTTTCTCTATGTTCTATGCCGGACGAAATATGACGGCTGCCTACGATCTGTTCTTTTCAATATTTTATTCTGCCGGAATTTCCTTTGCCGTAGCGGAAGATGACTTCTGCAGTTTCGGCAAGAGTGAAGATGAAGTCAAGGCATATCTGCAGAAATGCAAAACCTTATACCGTGGTGAAATGGCTTCGCAGATTGCAAGCAGACAGACACCGGAGAGAGCTTACCGTAAGTATGGGTACATATGGGTTGCAGATACCACACTTGAAATTGATGATGAAGTCGCACCTATCGTCAAAGAGATTTTCGATTTGTGCTGTAACGGCTATTCTCTTGGAAATATAGCCAAGCTGTTCAACGAGCGTGGAATAGATTCTCCTATCCAATACGAAGGGCGAAAAATCGGCAGAGAGAATAAGATCAACCGTAAAGGTTGGAACGGTTCTACGGTTAAGCTGATTTTAGCCAATGAAATGTATATCGGAAAATGGAAGCGTTGTATTCGTGGCGTTGATTATGAGTATGCTTGTCCCCCTATTATTGAAAAGGAAGTTTTCGATAAAGCTGCGGCACAGATTTATGAGAGAAATAACTGTAAGGACGGAAAACATTGTTCTTCTTTTGGATGGTATTCCGCTATCACAGCAGATACGGAGACACAGCATCCACTCGCTTCGGGATTAAAGTTATCAGACGGTACAAAAGTATTGCGTTTTCGCTATCCTGCGCCTGTAACAAAACCGTATGATAAGTTTTGGATTTCCGCAGAGGATTTACAAGAAAAAACATATGCGGAACTGATGAAAGAACAGAGGGCGGCAAGATATATTGCAAAACTCATATCCGAGGGAGAAGCTGAAACAGAGAAAAACGCTCAGCTTGCGGATATTCGTGCAAGAGCATTGGATGTAACTATGCAGATGGCAAGCAATGAAAAAGAGTTTATGAACAAGAGCCGAAACTATGAAAGCGGGGATCTGGAAGAAGCTGATTACAGCGTCCTTTATGCCGAGCATATGGAGAAGCAGGCAGAGCTTGACAACACCTTGCAATCCTATATTGAAGTTATGGATGAGATAGAGCAAGCGTTCAGTTTGAAAAATCCGTGGATCAATCGTTTTTCAGATTTTGATACGGAAGAAGTCTTTACGAACAAGGGCGTAAAGAAATTCATCACAAAGGTATGGGTGTACCGATTTGATACGGTTCATTTGGAGTTTATCTTGTCTGAATGGAAGAAGCGGTTTCCGCAGGCGTGGTTATCGGAATGGAGGTAAAGCAGTATGGCAAGAAAAAGCAGAAAAGTATTGCAAAAGGAAACGCAGAGTTATATTCCTGTTGCAGATAGTACGGAAAAGAAATTAGCAACGGCGGCTTATGCGAGATTATCTGTGGAAAAGGAAGATGATGACAGCATCCACACACAGATAACGCTCTTAAAAAATTACATTAGCGAACACTCTGATTTGGAGCTGAGTGATACATATATCGACAACGGGTTCACAGGAACTCGCTTCGATAGACCGGATTTCGTGCGAATGATGGATGATGTGCGGTGCGGTAAGATACAGTGCATCGTAGTCAAAGACCTATCCCGTTTCGGCAGAGATTTCTTGGAAACCGGATATTACATCGAAACACTTTTGCCCAGGCTGAATGTTCGATTGATCTCTATCAACGATGATTTTGACAGCTTTCGTGAGGGCGATATTAACAGTATTGCAATTCCGATAAAGAACATGGTCAATGAGCTTTATGCAAAAGACTTTTCCAGAAAGGTTACGGCATACAACGATCTGCACCGTGAGAGAGGGGATGTGAAGCTGCTCCGTTCTGTGTACGGTTATAAACGGGATGCGGTAAATAATATCTATGTAGTAAATCCAGACACAGCTCCCATCGTCCAAATGATTTTCCGTTGGTATCTGTTGGGTGTAAGCACAGGACAGATCGCAAAAAGACTGAACACGATGCAGATACTCACTCCGCTTGCCTATAAAGCAATCGTGGAAAAGGGCGAGGAATTTAATCAAGAGGGAGACGCATGGAATAACGGACGTGTCAGAGATATTCTTCGTAATACTATCTATATCGGAGATTTGACGTGGGGCAAACGGCGTAAAACTTTATTCCGCAATGTTCCCGAACATAAGACCCCGAAAGAAGAATGGGTTATTTGCCACAATATGCACGAACCCCTTATATCAAAAGCGGACTTTGAGGAAGTGCAACGGCGTTTGGATGCTATGGCAGATAAGTTGAAATCGCCAAAGGAATATGAGTATAATCCTCCCGATCAGTTTCAAAGCAAAGTGTATTGTCTGGATTGTGGGAAGAAAATGCGTTATTCAAAATATTGCTATGGCAATCGTGACGGCGCTTTCTATTCCTGCGGTTGCCGTGTGATCGGTTCGGCAAATGAGCATCACAACCTATGGAAAGTTAATGCGGATTTTCTGAAAATCGTGGTAGCGGATCAAGTCAATCAGTTGGTGGCGTGGATGTGTGATCGTAAGAAACTGGTAGCTCGTCTGCAATCTGAGGTTCAACGGAACTCCGGAACATTAAAGGTACAGAAGCGAAAACTGCAATTACAGATGAAAGCAGAACAGATTGAGGATAAGTTGACTACGCTATACGAAAATCTTGCGGAGGGCATCATCAATGCCGAGGATTACAAAATCATCAAGGAACGGTATCTATCCGAAAAAGATGCCGTCCGTGAGGAATTGCAGGTGGCTGATGTGGAACTGCGACAGGTTGAAGCACAGCTTGAAGAATTTATGGAGCTTGTCAGCAGATTGGAGCAGTATTTAGGACAGGGCGGTTTTAATGAGGGTCTTGTGCGTGAATTGGTTGAGAGCATACAGATTAGTCAAAACAATGGGATTGAAATTCGCTTTGTCTGTGAGGATATAATTCAGCAGATCACAGAAATGGGAGAGGAGGTAACATCGTGAAAATTGCATTGTATTATCGTTTGTCCATAGCAGACGGAGATTTGGGAAAGGACGATAAGGAAGAAAGCAATAGCATAGAGAACCAGAGATTGTTGCTCACGGCTTTTGTTGAAGCCAGAGAGGACTTGGAGGGCGAGATTTCCGAGTATATAGACGATGGGTACTCAGGTACGAATTTTGAAAGACCTTCGTTCAAGGAAATGCTGGAGGATGCGAAGAAAGGATGTATTCAAGTCATCATAGTCAAAGACCTTTCCCGTCTTGGCAGAGATTATATCGGCGTAGGAGATTATCTGGAACAGATATTTCCCGTGCTTGGTATTCGCTTTATTGCCGTTAATTCCAATTATGACAGTAATAATTATGTCGGCAAGACAATGGGGTTGGAAATGAGTATCAGCAACCTTGTCAACAGCCTTTACAGTAAAGACTTGTCCAAAAAATATCGGAGTGCGGTTCGCACGAAATGGAAGCAGGGGCAATCCACGCAAGGCAGAGTGCCGTATGGATATGTAAAGTCCAATGAAAAATACAAGTGGGAAATTGATCCCGTTGCTTCCCTTCATGTTCGTACTATTTTTGAAATGGCTATGAAAGGCAATAACACAAGCGATATTGCCCGTCATATGAATGAGCAAGGGATTCCAACCCCCGGAATGTATCGTGAACAGACCACCGGCTATACCCAGCACCGCAAGGTGTCGGACGAGGAATGGCTATGGGATACATACACCATAGGTACAATCCTGCATAACTATCGTTACACGGGAGCATTGGTACAAGGTACAACGGCACCGATCCGTGTGGGCGGCAAGTCAAGGCGAAATGTTCCGTTAAAAGATCAAGTCATCGTGGATGCAGTATTTCCCTCGATTGTCAGCATAGATGAATTTCATGCAGCACAAGGGGCAATACGGATGGTCAAGAAAGGAACGCTACGCCAGAAAACAGGCTTTTCCTTGGGCGGTAAAATTCGTTGCGGAACCTGCGGACTCAGTATGTCATATCAAGAGACGGAGTATTCGTCCAATGTTGCCTGCAGACACAAACGGAAGGTTGGCAGCTTCTCCAAGTGTGATGATACCATTTATCCGGCAGATAGAATTGAGGGCATCGTATTTCACGCTCTGCGGAGCAAATTGGAACTGTTTCAGAATTTGTATCCCGTCATCAAAAAGGGGACTTCGCATAAGCATGAGAATGATGAACAGAAGCATCTAACCGCAGAAATCGAAACATTAAAAACAAAGCGTATTCATCAATATGAAGCGTATGCTGAGGGTGTGATTACCAAGGAAGCGTATTTGAAAAGCAAAGAGGAACTGACCTTGCAGATCGAAGATAACGAGCGCAAATTGGTAATGCTCAACGAGCTTGTGTCAAGTGAGGACAATTTATCTGCACAGGTTCGGGATATGGCGGCAAAAGCAGAGTATGTTTTCGGAATGAAGAATCTGACGCAGAATGTAGCCAATGCGTTCATACAGTCCGTTGTGATATACGGACCGGAACAGATGGAGATCACGTTCTCCTTTGATGACTTGCTTCAAAAGACGATAGAAAAGGCACAGGAGCTATCTGTGCCGGAAAGGTAAATGCGTATGAAATTATTGAGACACGGGATTCTCCCGATTTTGGTTATTGCTCTGATTGCCGTGTGCGGTCAGTACATTTACATGGTGGACGGTCAAGTTGATTTATTCCGTCTGTGCATGGTGTTCGGTGTGCCGTTTGGTATTCCGTATATGATGATCGTGATCCCTATCGGTGGCAGTATATCAAGGGGAGTGGGTATCCTCGCTCTGAACGCAATCATCGGTGCAATGTTCGGGTGCGTAGTCGCTGCAGTGGTTTTCATCAAGGCAGTTATTTATACTCTGCGATATGTGGTAGGCGGCTTGATGAAACGAAG